TGTTTTTCCTTTATATGCTATATTGAACAGTTCATCAATATCAGTTGAATATTTTGAAAGTTCAGATAAAGCTGACTCATATACAAATACACTATCTCTCACTCTTCGATTATAAATTGTTTCGGTAATATCACCTGCATCAACTTGACTTGCTAAATTTAACAAGTCACTCTCAAATGCAGTTGTTGCCAATCTATAAATTTCTGAAGGAGATCTTAATTTGTTTTGATTTAAAAATTTGTAAACTTCATCTACAGGCACATCTTTTTCAAGACTAAAAATTTCTTGTAATATTTCTGCATCAACTTTTGGAGTTGTGCTTACTCTTGGTTTTCTTTTTGCAAAAAATCTACCATCTTCAGGATTAATTTTTCTTCCTTTTGGATTAACTCTAAAACGACGATCTTTAATCGGTACACTAATAGTCTCAACAGGTTTCTGAAGATTTCTAAGATCAAATATTTTTTCTAATGCATTTGCAGATGCCTTCGCTGGTTTGAGTAAAAATTTATCATCAATTGGAATTTTGTTTCCCTCTGTTAATGGAAGTTTTTTAAATTTTTTTAAAAATTTTTGTACACTTTTTATATCTGGAAGACTTGAAAGTGTCTGCATCGCACCCGCAAAAAGTAATGCGTTTACAAATGTATTCAAAGCAAATTCAAATTTATTAAATTTGTTTGTTATAGTTGTTTCATCTAAACCTTTTAAAGTCGATCCTTTAAAATTAAAAGCATCTGTTATTTTATCTACTGCCATCGTACCAACCTTCAAGAAAGATGATAGAGCCTTAAACGTGGCAATTGCCATATTTTTTATTGGATCTACAATCCTTTTTAAGAAGTTAAGTAATCTTAATATTTGAGGTAAAAATATACCAGTCAGTCCGAGGATTGATTTTATAAGTCCACTTAAAAAATTACTACCTTGTTTATCAGAGTTGTCAGTTTGAACACTGGTTGATTGCAAACTCTCTAAGTCCTCTTCCCTTTGTCTCCTCATTCGATTCTGTTCTTGCTGTCTTAATATTCCCTGCCTTACTTTTACAAGCACAAGTCTTTCCTTCAAAAGACTATCAATTTTAATAAGATTCCTTTTGATAGTGACAACATTTCTTCCTGTTGCCACACGATCTCGACTTAGCAATTTATTATTATCGATCATCCACCAATACCATAAGTTGCTAATACATTCTCATCTGCAGATGGTAGATTAATAGAAAATGTATCGTTGATAAATGTTTCCGAGTCATTACTCTGAGATAATTGTGTAAAGGCTTCACCTAAATTAGGTGGAGGTGGAGTGCTGTTGCTCCTCATAACTGGAGTGCCCGGTATGTTTCTTTGTTGAGCACCTGTCAATGTTCCATCAGCAAGTGGTTGTGGGAAAGCAAGATCCATTAGTAAATCAATAAGAGGTAGTCTCTTAAGTAATCCCTTCCCAAGTCCAAGCATACTTCGAGTCGATTGTTGCATTGTTTTTACACCAAACGTTCTTGCATATGCACTCCTACTCATTTTGATTTGGTCTTGCCCTAATATAGATTTGCTTCCAAACTTCTGAATATATCTATTTGGTAAACTACCCATGTCAAGTGTTCCTGCTGGATTTGTAACACTACCAGTTCCGGGTAATCCTTTTAGTAGAGATGGATTTGTATATGTGTTTGCAGTTGATATATTTCTTGTTGCAAATCCTGGCCCCTTTCCAAACATTTTTGGCCCTTGATATGGTCTTCCACTAAACACAGGAGTTCTTACTCTTCCAGCAGCACCTGAACTAATTTTAGTCTGTCCGAATGGATTTAAAGATCCTCGATTTAATCTCCGATTAATAAATCCATTTACACTATTGTTTGCAACAACAGTGCCACTTTTCTGTGGTACAAATATTTCTGGGCCTCCCTCTCCAACCATCACAGGTTGATTTGCAGAAATTGGCCCACCCGTTTCTTTAAACTTTAAATTTTTGAAAAGAGTTTTAAATATATCATCTATGGGCCCTCTTTTGGAGAATACTTTTCCACCAGAAGTTGTGATTGGAACTTTCTTTGAAAATCCGGGTATTAATTTTCTTAGATTATCTAAGAAACCAAGACCACTACCACCACCCAACACTGATGATAATAGTAGTCTTCCAGTTAATCCCACTATGGTAGCCATTAAACTTGTAGCTGCTAAACCAAAAGCAACTATACCCGCTGTTATAAAACCAAACTTACTGCTAAAAAAGTCTCCTATTTTTTCAACGATTGCAATATTTTTTGGATCTGCTAAAAATTGTAGAAGTTTAACTAAAGCCCTGCCTAAAAATATTGTTAAAATAAACCCTAAAATTCTTTGAAGAAAACCAAGTAATGGTGCTGCTATTTTTTTGGCACGTCCTTTTAAAAAACTTTTTAAACCCTTACCAGTGCCCTCTAATTTTTCCTCTCTTTTTCTTCTCTTTTCATTTTCATATCTTCTTTGTAAATCTAAGAACTGTTCGTATTCAAATTTTTCCTGCCTCTTAAGAGTCTCTAATATCGATCCTGTTAATGTTTTTATCTGTTCTATATTTGCACTTTCTGGTTGATTTAAAAATTTGGATGCAGAAATTTTTCTCGTGTTCTCACGGATTGGTCTACGAAATTTTCTCATTTGATTGAGAAAGTTTTCATATACTGGAGAGGTTTCATCCATTACTTACTTGACGTTGTTGTTCTTTAAGTCTTTCCTCTTCGAGGTGTGCTTGTAATAATCCAACATAAATGTCTCGTTCCCAAGGCATCATGTTTTCAATCTCAGTCAAACTATATTTATGGTACTGCATCAAAGAAAAATTCAATCTGAAGTAATTCTCCAGATCCATGTGCACCATAGCTAACCGAAAAAAGATGCTAAACCCTCAAGCACAATATCACTTTCAACTTTTGTATTTGGGTTTGTTATCTTAACAGTGTGAGATAATTTAGGCATCGATTCAAAAAAGTTTTCAACCTCTTTGAATTGACTTGAGTTCATTGAATCTAAGAAATCACTTATTTCTTTTTTAGTACAATCTGCAGCTGCCCAAACTTCATCTTGATTATAAATTTTATCAATACATGATCCAACTAAATCAAATGATTGTTCCATTGGATTTTTTGATAAATCATTTGGATCAAAATTATTTTTGATGAATTCATTTAACGATGGATACTTGAGTTCCATCATAAGATCATTGTCAAGTTTGATTTGATTTGAGTGTCCTTCAGGTTTTTTAACCTGTATATCATCAAGATTTATATTAGTAGTCACTTGAGTTTTTTCATCATCAGGACATGTAATGTTAACAACGATATCCTCACCCACAGATTTACCACGAATATTCAAAAAGAGATATTCAATATCAAACGTAGGAAGTGTCTCAACCTTTATACCTTTTGTAAGAACACATGCACGAATCACAGCTTTAATCGCATTTGTGATTTGTTTCATATCCTCACTTTCCAGTGCAATAACAAGAAGTTTTTCTTCTTTAACTAGAAAAGGTCGGTATTTTATTGTCTTTCCTGTTGATGGTAATTCAAGTTCATAACTTGGCGTTGCAATTTTTGGTAATGGCATAATATTACAATTCAGTATATTATATAGCAGGTTAGCCGAAGAGTGCGTTTACAAATCTTGGAATAACTCCTTGTGGTCTATCCTCAATAAAGTATCTGGTGTAGGCCATTCCCACAGTGCACTTAAGTAAACCAGATGTATCATAAGAAACTGCCATTGAGTTGACACCAAGTGGAAAACAATTTACAAATTTATATGTCATTATTTTTGTCTTTCTTCTTTCGTCAAGATTTTTTTCAAACTTTGTAATTTCTAAACTTCCTCGATAATCTTTTGGAAACTTGACTCTATAATTAAAATTTTCATTTGATGCATTATTATCACCAGAAGTAGTTGTATTTGAAATATAATTCATCCACGATTCAAAAAATCTTATCGGTAAGTATTGATCTGCATCACAGTAAAAAGTTAAGTTGATTTGATCATCATACTGTCTTCGATATACATGTCTCTCTCTAACGCCAGTATAATTATTATTTAATTCAGCAGTCATAAATCTTGATCCGGGAAGAGATGCTTCAGAACATAAAATATTAAGTCTTCCTTGATCTAGATTCAGACCCAACTCTTGTTGATATTCTCTTATCCCATCTTGTAAAAAAGAAATACTCACCTGAAAATGAGAAGTAGTTGCAGGATTAAGCAACTGTGCTTTCACTTGAGATAAAGATTTTCTCTGTGGTTGGATGATAGCCATATATAAATATAGATTGACCTTGTATATTATGTAGGCAAGTTATGGGGGAGAGTATCAAAAGTAGATATACTCCG